ATACCTCTGTGTTTATGCTCACAATTTAAACAAAAACCGTCTATTCTCTCCATTACTTTTTCTCCTCAATTTCATAGAAAAACTTGTCCGTATCTTCTGTACGCCAAGCTTTACTATCTTCTACGTTCCATTCAGATGTTTGCACTTTCCAGTCAGGGATATTATCTTTTACAGTAAAAGAAGGTATGTCCCATATACATCTATTGTTAGGTTGTGCTGCAAAATTACCGTCATCTAGGGCAATTATGTGAGCGCACTTATGTTCGTGCGGAATCTCTGAATGATCAGTGTCAAGTATATTAGACTCTGGATGTGCAAAGTCAACTGTAAATAAATATTTTCCAGGGTGCCATTTCTTGTCTTTTCCGATATATTTACCGGCTTGTCCGTCTAAAATATCCCAACGATTAACAGCAGGATAATAACTAAAACAATTCCAGAGCTGTAGTTCATCAAGTCGTCTTGCGGGCACTCCATGTGCCTCAAATCCCTTTTGAATAAACGCGCTAATTGGTAAGCGATAAAATATTGCACCGTTTTCCATAATAGCATGGAAGAGTATAGCATGACCTGTAAGAGCGCTAAGACCAAAGATAATGCAGTCTTCAACTTCTCCATGATGTTTTTTAAGATCATATAAATACTCTCTTCTTATTTGTGCATAAGTAGGTGGTATGTTTGCATTTAAATAAGCCATAATTAACCATGTATTTCACCCCAGTTATCACCGTACTCGTAGTCAACTTTATTAGGGACTTCTAATTTAACAGCGTCCTCCATAATTTCAACGATCTTTTTAGCATGTGCTTCATCTTCAACAGATATATCTAGCTCATCGTGTACTTGTATGTGGGGTATAATACCCTCTTTGTATAACTCCAGCATTGCTTTTTTAGTCATGTCAGCAGCTGATCCTTGAATTAATTTATTCAAAGCTTTGTATGTGTAAGCTCTTTTTATCCCCGGTCCATGTTCAGCTAATGCATCTTCGTGAGTCATAGCTTTATGCATACCGAAACTGTTAGGTTCCCATAGATGAAACCTACATAGTCTACCCAGCAGGGTACGTATCTGTCCACGGTCCTGTGCTCTATTAGATGCTTTATCCATTAGTTGTTTTACAAATGGTACACGTGAATGGTATGTATTAAATAATTCTGCTGCTTTGTCTTTAGTGACTCCTAATTCTGCCTGAAGTTTACCTTTACCCATACCGTAAAAAAGACCCAAATTGATCGTTTTAGCCTGTGTTCTAGGTATATCCGCCATATCTGCTACAGTCTGGTGAAAGTCTGCGCTAGAATCGTTTGTATAAGCATCTATTACGTCATATACAGACGGTAATTTGTACAAAGAAGCATAATGCACTACCAACCTAGGCTCTTGCTGAGAATAGTCAAAACAACCCCATGTATGGCCTTCCTCGGGTATAAATAACGACCTTATCTTAGGTCCAAGATCTTTATTTCTGGCTGGGATCTGTTGTAGGTTAGGATTCTGATAAGAGAATCTTCCTGTAACCGTACCACCACCTGCATTACGTAACTGATTTATTTCAGCATGTATTCTACCCTTGTGTTCGTAGCTTATAATAGAGTCTAAAAAAGTTGTGTGTGCTTTGTTAATCTCTCTTGCTTGTGCAATCATATTGACTACAGGGTGCTTGTGTTCTTGTAAAAAGTTTTTTGTGAAAGAAGGTGCCTCTGTCTTATCTGTTCTTGGGTATTCTAATCTCAACATATCGAAAACTTCTGCAACAGATCTTGCGGCCCATATTTGAGTATCAATATTAGTTTCCATTTTTATTTTATGTAACAGGTTTTGTTCTGCCTTCTTAAATTCTTTCTTCATTTGATATGCACGTTCAACATCTACACGTACACCTTTGAATCTCATGTCAACAAGACATGGAAACAAATCAGACTCCAGATCAAATATATCTTCCAGGTCCTGATTAATAATTTCTTTTTTCATTTCTTGCCAAAGACCCAAAGTTACTTCAGCATCACGTTCAGCATATGCACCAACATGCATTGAAGGTAGTTTATACATTTCTGATTTAGGATTGATGCCCCATTCTGCTGCAGCTTCTGCAAGTGCAGATTCGTTTTTACCATAACCAAGATAGTTCCATGATAAACTATTCAAATCATATCTAAATCTATTTTCATCAGTCACAGCTGCGGCTATCATTGTGCAGGCTATGTTACCATTTATTTTAAAACCTAGTGCTCTTAACCAACAAACATCATAGATTGCATTGTGAAAAACCTTTGTTGAAGGTGCTTCAAGTACATCTTTTAACCAAGATAAAACTCTAGCTCTGTCCATGTTACCACCACCTTCGTGAGCGATTGGAAAGTATCCTTTGTAATGACTAGTTGCAACTGCAATACCTATAACATCACCATTACCAATAACAGAACCAGATCCTTTTTTAATTAGATCAGGATCTTTTGTCTCCAGGTCAATTGCTATCTCATCTACATGACGTAGGTCAGGAAATTCAGTTGGTTTTAACCATTCGGTAGGTGCTTCAAATCTAGGTATCTTCATTCATCCTCTCTTTGTTTCTTTTCTTCTTCAAAACCTTCCATCAATTCTTCATGTAAAGTTTTGTCTTTCTTACCAAATATTTCATCAAAACGTTTACGATACGTATCGTTAGATGGTCTTGATATGCCGTCAAACTTTTCTTTTTTCATAAATATATTTCTTTTCTATTATATCCTCTAGTTTCTTTTTGTTACTAAATGCATATAATGATGCACTGTGATTTTGTGGAAATATTTCCCATGTAATATCTTTATGTCCTTCTAATGCTAAATAAATTTCTAGTTTAAATTTATGATTAGCAACCTTAATATTTTTATTTATTCTTGCTCTTGCTGGCACCTGTATCCTTTATCTTTTTAATTTCTAAATCACAATAATGTTTGATCTTCTCTAAGTCTTCTATACCATTCTTGTGTAAATATCTACAGACATATTTTACAACATTGCCCTGGAAGAACGATAAATCATTCTTTGAAATAAATTCATAGGGTTGAATGTGAAAGTCCTTGTAGTGACTTCCTCCTATCTGTGTGTCTTGTGGAAATGCTTTTTTAAATAAGTCCTTCGACGTCATAACCTTGATCCTCCTTTTTTGCTGACATAACATAAAGATTTTGTTTTGTACGTGTTACTCCAACATACCAAACTCTATGTTCTTCGTCTTGTTTGTCCGGACTCTTTTCTATAGAGTCTCGAATTGTTTTAGTATTATCTAACATTAACAACACATTATCAGCTTCACCACCTTTTGCTGAATGTATTGTAGATAATTTTATTCTAGGGGGTTTATTTAATTCTTCCCCATTACTTAACATCTCTCTTATGTATAGACATTCTTCATAGTCTGATTGAAATACATCATACCAGGGTGTGTCTTTATTAAATCCAAATTCTGTTAAATCATACATTCTTTCTTCTGTAATTTCTGTATCTACACCGGTGTACTCAAATATATCTCTTACTTCTGCTAGAGATAAGTCATCTCCTTTGGTCCAACGAGTGTAGTTTAAAATTGTTTTAAACAAAGTTATCTTATAACTTTTACGATCTTGAAACTCAAAATAAATACCACGTTCTTTTAATGTAGGTTTGAGTCTATTTAATTTGTCGTTGTATCTAGCTAACACTAACCATGTTCCCTGATCAAGTGGTGCATCTTCTGTGCTATAGATATAATTTACAGTGCCCTCTTCTTTTCTAGCACTCCAACTTTTCTGTATTCTCCTATCATCTGGTATTTGTTTTAAAATTTTATCTGCAAGACTCTGTACAAGTTGTGGAACCCTGTAAGATTGTGGCAAAATTATGTCTTTCTTTGAAACTTCTTGCTGAAATTTTTTTACATCTGCGCCTGCCCAACCATAAATTGCTTGATCATCATCGCCTGCTAGTATAACATATTTGCTATTTTCCTTGATAATATTGAACATTTTCCACTGTATTGGTGATAAATCCTGTGCCTCATCAACAAATGCTACATCATATTTTGGACACAATCCTGACACAATAAATTTTTCAATCATGTCAGTAAAATCTATTAGACCATATGATTGTTTATAGTTATCTACTTCATCAGAAATAATTTGTAA